AAACTGTAATTCAGAAGTGTTAGCAATTGTTTGTGCTTTCCAAACTTCGTCTCTTCCTGGAACATCCCACCAATCAACTCTAAACGCTTTGTATTCATTTACGTATGTAGTGGCACCTTCCCAGATTCTATGATAAACATTACCAATACCATTAGCAGTTGAGGTGATAATAACCTTTGTATCTTTACCAGATGAAACTACAGGATACGTTGATGTATAGAACTGTGCATCGTTTTCAACAAAGGCAAACTCATCTAAGAACAATAAGTTAATAGATAGACCACGAATAGAACTACCAGATGTTGCTGAAGCAATAAGTTTTGAGTTGTTTGAAAATTCTATTGAACCTTTATTTAACGCTTTACAACCAGGCTGTAAAAAGAACGGTAGGTTCTCTAACATAAGAGTTACACGAGCTAACATTTCTCTAGCTGTAGCACCTTTGTTAGCTAATATAGCAATAGTTTTTTCTGAATGGAAACATGCATACCAAAGTAAGTAACCAACAGCAGCAATAGATTTACCAGATTGTCTACATGCTAAAACAATAGAGAATCTATTATCATTAAAGTGATTAAACATATTTGCTTGATAGTCATACAGATTGAATGGTACTAAACCTTCATCTAGTGATATAACTTTTAAATATGTTCTAGCGAAATAAGCAGGATCCATCATACATTTTCTGTATTCTTTAATCTCTGCTTCGCTAAATTCTGCTTCTACGCCATCCCGTTTAACATTGGGATTGCCCATATAGCCTTCATCATTCTTTAGGCGTGACATCTATAATCTTTTCCTTTGACTTAGCTTCTTTATCAGCTTTAGCAAATAGTCGTTGTAGATCAGTGGTACTACCAACGAACAAGTTATTATTAGTAACTGGTTTCTTATTGGGAGTTTCTCCAGATAAATCTTGTTTATTTTTCTGAAGAGCCATAAGTTTATCTGTGACATCACCGATATCTTTTATGGATTTAGATAATACCTCAAATGCTCTTGGATGCTCAGACTCTGCCGCAAGATTGGCAAGAACGTCTAAAGATCTAACTCCAGTATCAATAAGGTCTTTGTATGTTTTTCTAGAATATTCGTAATCATCTTTAACTTCTTTTTGATCTTTAGTCAAGACAACTTGAGTTGATTTTTCTTTTTTCTCAGGTAAGTTCTTATTCAGGCTCTCCTGCATCTTATCTAATTTATTCATAATGTACCTATGTTATACTTACATTGACAGTATAGTTATCATCCTCATCGGCATTGGCTGGAGTTATTGTAAAATCCATATTTTCTAATATATTGGCTCCACCAATATCGGAGTTAAAATCAAAATTAACTTCTTTAATAATACCTTGGTTCGATGTAGGACCAAAGAATTTCATTTTCATTGTAAAATCTAATTGGTACGCTAAAACTCTTCTAGTTTGGAAATCACCTTCATAGTCATCATTTATAGTAACACTTGTTAGTACAATTGGAACATCTTGTTTATACTGAAATCCATCTACAGGTCTTATTGTAATCGTATATTCTGGTTGGAAGTATGGTAAAATTTGTTCTACTATTTGTAGTCCATCATCCTGGTTCTTTGCCAAGATATGTAAAGTCATATTAATGTTATAAGCAACTTGCTGTTTTAACGTCTTCTTTTTAGTCGAATCAGTAGCATGATTTTCACTAATAACATTTCTTTTGCCAAGCTTAGTCGTTGAATCTATATCTAAAGATGTAATTTCAAATGCCATCCTAGGTAGTTTAATAGCCATTGAAGCATCACTATTAGTATTTTGATCTAATCTGGCTAAAAACTTTTGTTTAGGTCCATAAGCTAAAGGAACTTTAACTTGGTTAAGGACATTACCACTACCATCTTGTCTAATAACACTAATGTCATTAAATAAGGTTCCAAAAACTGCAACAGCTTTTCGCATAGTCGCATGATAAAAATGATTACCAAACATTAGTTAGTCTCCGATGGATCACCGAATGGATTATTTTCAGTAAAGTCTAAAAATCCATCAGCTTCTAATTCAAATGCGTTATTGCTTGCGCCACCATCGCTTGGGAACGATGTATTATCAGCAACATCATCTATTGCTGTAATAAAACAAGTGTTTGTAGATTTACTTCCAGTCAAACCGAGTGTGGGAGATATAATAAAGTCCTTAGCCTCTGTTGAACCAGTTACACCAATATTAGAAACACTTATTGTCGCAAGTATATCTGAAGTTTTAGTTAAGGTTTGTATAGTTCCATACACGCTTACAGCAGGATCAGTTGTAATAACTTGAGTTACTAATTCTCCAACATCAAAGTGATTACCACCAGTTAAACTTACAGTAATTGGAATTTGATATGCGTTCTTAATTTCTGTAACATCAATAGAATCAACACCAGTATCAAAATCTTCATCATTGTATTCAAAGAGACTACAATTAAGTTTATACACTGGTAATTTAGATAATTGATAGAATGGTTGCTCATGTTCAACAAACGATATTTCAAAAAACTTATTAGTCATTGGGAGATATATAAGATCTCCTTCTGTAGGTCTTTCTGATTGTACGTCGTTATTCCATATACCAACTAAGTTATTCCATTGCTTACGAGCAATAATAAACGTAGCTTCATCTCTTATTTCAAGACCAAACTTTTGGTATAGATCGCCAGACCCATCGAATCCTTCAGGATTTTCAATGTAAGCTTCAATCATATATGCATCAGCAAACTTAGAAGCTCTATCTTCACCTAAGATTGTATCTCTATCAACCATAGTTCTTGGAATATAATAGACGTCTTGTCCATATATTTTAAGAGATTCTATTATTAGATCTTCGTAGACCGACTGCTCTGATGCCACTGACTGCGAGAAATATACACTTCTAGGCATTTATTACCCCGTATAGAAGTCAACTGGTTGTTCCCAGTTTAATCTGACTTCTTCATTTAATTTTTCGATTTCTTCTTTGGCGTCTTCTAAAATCTGACGACCATTAAAGGTTACTCCACCTGGCATTACCATACCCTCAAATTTGGATAGGTTAACACCCCACTGCTGTTTAATTAAAGCTGTTACATATCGCTTTAAAAAATAGTCATTATAAACATCGGTGTAAGTTTCTGGATCTAATATTCTATAGCATTCAACAATAATATAGTCATCAACTACAACTTCTTTGGACCAATCCATGTCGACTCTTAACTGATTTTTATGTCTATCAAAACTAACGTGTTTATCGTCAGAATCCATAATCATATCTACAAGCGCTAACCATTGTTGTGCCATGCTGTATTCTACTAATGATCCCATATATCCAAGAGAATGAACATCGTTTATGTGCATTTGATATTTAACATCAAACATACTATCAGAACTGTTTCTATTTCTTAATGGAAATATACGAACGACATCAGTTACTAAATCAGGTATAGTAATATACCCATTAGTAATATCAGCAGTTGTTACTTGGTGTTTTAGAAATACCTTTTCGATGGAATCGGCGTGATAATGTTGATAAAACTGTAAAGCTTCATCGACTCTATCTTCAACCTGATCGTCGTCAACATTAATCTCAACAACAGGTGCGCCTAAAGATCTTAAGCAGTATTCTATTAATGTTTGTCTTGAATTAGGTTTTGCCATTTTTAAATTCCTTAATTAGCTAATTACGCCAACTGCGATTTTGTGTGCGACACCAGCACTAACTTCAGTAATACGTTCTGCAGTAGCATCTGCGTCATAAGCACCTTCAGCATCATAGCATACGTTAACAGAACGCTCATGAGTACAGCTGGTATCTGAACAAGTAAATCTAACTTGAATATCTCTAACATCAACAGTTGATGTTATAGTCTCGCCTTCATTATCTGGATCAGGCATTTCATTTGTTCGGGTTCCTGTAAATTCTTCTAATAATTCATATGTTACTGACATTTTTATCTCCTGGTTTAAATTTTAAGTTTGAGTTAATAACTCTATATCTATTTATATCTATTTATTTTTCAGTTGAGTCTTTAATTCATCAACTTCGGCTTTAAGTTCTTTAATTGCTTCAATCATAAGTGCAACCATATTACCATAAGCAACTGCTTTATTACCATCTTTACCACTAACTACTTCAGGTAATATCTTTTCAACTTCCTGAGCAACTACACCAGCTTGTCTTAATACATCTGGAGCTTCAGGATCTTCTAAATCTTTAATATAGTCAGTTCTTTCATATGTATAACCATTGATAGAGCATACTTTTTCTAAAGCATTTGGTATTTTTACAAGATTAGTTTTAACAGCAATATCGGAATAAGCCGTTACGTTTCCAGATGTCCATATACCGGCACCAAAAGCGCAATTTAATACACCATTTTGTCTATGCTGAAGCTGATGGCTTAATCCTGATATAGCTTGGTTTGTTCCAGTACCTACGTTTGTATGTGTGTATGTTAAACCATACATGTTGCCATAGGATGTACCACTTGAATTAGTGCCATAAGCCGAACCCATAGACCAAACGTGTTGATAACGAGTTGATGAATAGAGACCAGTAATACCTATCCCATAATCCGCTGGCACGAGAGCGTGCTGCAACCCCATCGTTAACCTAGCCCCGATGGTATCAGTAGCATCAGAGCGTAAGAATGAAGCCCCTTGAATACCATCAACTGTGTCTGCATCTAAACCGGAACCTGCACCATCGTTGGCTGTAGACCAAGACTTAGCCCATGCTTGATAACTTCCGTTATTTGCACCTGAACCACCCTGATAACTACGTGACCAGAAATTATTGTCATAATATGACATCGCTATCTGAAATCCGTGATCATTTGCTGCATTACTATG